CGTAATCTACGAAAACTGGGATGGCCTGGTCGCATTCTTTACGGAGAAATGGGCGGGCGTGAAAACGGCGTTCAGCGACGGCATCATCAATGGGATTTTGAAGCTTTGGCTTGAGTACAACCCGGTCACTTTGATGATGGAGGCTTTCAACGGGCTGGTTCAATACCTGACCGGTTGGGACCTCAGTGCAATCATTGGGGCCAAGTTCAGCGCCATTGTTAAGGTTTGGAACGAGAACAACCCGGTCACTTTGATCCAGGACTCCTTCGGGGGCCTGATCAAATATCTGACCGGGTGGGACCTAGGAGCAATCCTTGGTTCGAAAATTTCGGATGCCGTTGCGGCGATCAAAAATGGTCTGCCCGACTGGGCAAAAAAGCTGCTGGGTATCGACGATGCCTCGATTGGTGACGCGACGGGTGATGATCCCGGAACCTCCAACGTCGCCGCAGCCTTGGCCGCCGATCCAAACGCAGTGCTTGGACCTCGCCGTTCTGTCAGTGAGTTAGGCCAGCGCGCGGCTCAGGTTGGTCAAACCGCTGCGCAGGCAGTCGAACAGCCAACTCAGAAAGTGCTGGTGCAAGTCGACATGAACAACCTGCCGCCAGGCACCAAGGTCAAAACCGAGGGCAGTCAGGGCGCAACGTTCGACACCGACCTCGGTTACTCAATGATGGCCCCCTAACCGGAGTTTTTCCATGACTTGGCGAGACACCTACCGCGCCGCGACTTTTCGAGGCGTGGCCTTTTTTGTGGAAAGTGCGGACAGCAGCCACGGTCGGCGTCAAGCCGTACACGAAACTGCGCAGCGCGACACGCCGTATACCGAAGACCTGGGTCGGAAGTCCCGCGAGTTTTCGGTTATCGGTTACCTGCTCGGCAAGGACTACCACCTAAACCGGGACGAACTGATCAAGGCCTGCGAGGTCGCGGGGCCGGGTGCTTTGGTTCACCCGTATCGCGGGGAAATGAACGTTGTTTGTCGTGGCCTGAACATCAGCGAGACCGCGGCTGAAGGTGGGAAGTGCACGATCGCTCTCACTTTCTTGGAAGCAGGGGAGGCGGCCTACCCTTCGGCGAACGTTGATAGCGTCAATGCGATCAGCACCAAGGGCAACACTGTCACCGCTGCGGCAGAAAAAAGCTTTGTGTCTGACTTCCTCACCACAGGATTTCCCGCCTACGTGGCGGAATCCGCTGCGTCCCGGTTGGCAGCCCTTGGTGAGTACATGGCGGCGCCGGGCTTGAACTTCTCAGGTGACTTGAAGGCGGCATCTGACTTTTACCTGCAAGCGCGTGGGCTTGCATCCGACGCTTCAAGTTTGGTCCAGAAGCCATTGAATATGGTCAGCCGTATCACAGGCTTGATCGGTTCGGTCCGCTCAGCTTTTGGAAAAAACGCTTTCAGCATGCTGACCAGTTTGTTTGACCAGTCGCCGACAACCTATACAGGCAGTACCGCGACGCCAAGCCGCCAGCAGCAGGCTACCAATGCAATTGCGATGAATGCACTAGTGCGCCAAGTGGCTATAGCCGAGGCCGCCAAGGCTGCGGTCGTCACGCAAACCCCAGTGGTTGCGACGGCGAGCTCCACGCAGGCGACGGTGGGAGCAGCGTCGGCACCGAGAGGAACTCAGACGGCGCCTGGCGTTACGCAAACACTCTCCGTTCCGACCGTTTACGACAGCTACCAGGCAGCAATCAAAGTTCGTGAAGATCTGGTCGACCGTATAGACGCCGAAAGCGAAGGCACTCCGAGCGATGAGGTGTACGTCGCACTGTCTGATTTGCGTACCAGTGTTGTTCAGGCCGTTCCAAATTCTGAGCAAAACCTTGCCCGGATTGTTCAATACGTACCGCGAGAAACGTTGCCTTCGCTGCTGGTGGCTTATCAGATCTACAGCGACGCCGGACGGGCCGATGACATTGCTACGCGCAATTCAGCGCGACATCCGGGTTTTTTAATGGGCGGACAACAGCTCGAGGTACTCGCAGATGGATGACTTGGAGCTGCTGGTCAACGGCATGAAATACGCCGGCTGGACCTCTCTTGGCGTCACCCGTGCGATCGATGCGGCAACCACGGCCTTTACTGCAACGCTCACCGAAAAATGGGAGGCGGGAAACAGATCGTTGGCACAAGTAGAACCCTGGCCGATTCTCCCGGGTGATGCGTGCGAGGTCAGGCTGGCAGGCTTTCCGATGGTGATCGGCTACGTTGATATTTTCAAACCGTCCTACAGCGCGAACGACCACACGATCAACGTGCAAGGCCGAGATAAGGTTGCCGACCTGGTGGATTGCAGCGCCGTGCACGCGCCTGATGAATGGAAAAACATCGACCTTCTCAAGTTTGCGCAAATCCTCGCGGCTCCATTCGGTGTGACGGTAAAGGCAGATATAGCTATTGGTGATCCGTTTCAGATCTGCAAGCTTCAACAGGGTGAAACAGCCTTCAAAGCGATCGAACGCTACGCCCGGCAGCGCAAGGCACTGTTGATGCCAGACGGCGCTGGCGGGTTGTTGATTACCCGTGCTGGAGTTCGGCGCGCTACAACTGCGCTGGTTCAAGGCGAAAACATCCTCAATGCCAACGGCACGATCGATCATAGCCAGCGGTTCAGCAGCTACCAGGTGAAAGGACAGGCGAGTTACAGCCCAGACAGCACCGGAGAAACCGAGGCGCACATAGAGGGAAGCGTTACCGACAGCGGCATCAAGCGCTACAGACCAATGCTGCAGGTCGCCGAGATCGGCGGCACATCCGCAAGCCTGCTCGATCGCGCTACGTGGGAGGCCAATAGCCGTATCGGCAAGTCTGCAGCTGCAAGCGTTTCGGTTTATGGCTGGCGCCAAAGCCCGGGCGGTGCGCTGTGGGAGCCCGGTTTACTGGTGTATGTCCGGTCATCTTGGCTTCGCATGGACGGGTGGATGCTGATTCGCCAGGTCACCTACGAGCGCGGCGAAAGCGGTACCACGGCGAAGCTTGAGATCGTTAGCCCGCAAGCCTTCGACCCTGAGCCGCCGGACGGGAAAAAATCGAAAGACACCAAGACCGGTAAAAAGGGCCAGCGGAATATCTGGGCCGAGGCCATAGGCGAAGAGGATCCACCAAAATGAGGGAAGCGCTACGCGAGATTGGCAGCCGCGTAATGATGATGTTCTCCCGTGGCGTGCTGCGGGGCGTCAATGATTCCGGCCCCAGACAACAAGTGCAGGTTGAACTGCTCAAGGACGAACTCCGCGATGGGATTGAGCACATGCAGAATTACGGCTTCACCAGTCACCCAAAAGGCGGTGATGTTGCGGTCGCTTTTCTGGGCGGTAACCGGGAGCAGGGGATTGTCCTGGTAGTCGATGACCGCCGGTACCGCATCCCCTTGCTTGCCGGTGAGGTGGCCATCTACGACGACTTGGGCAACAAGGTCGAGTTGCTGCGCGAGATGGTGAAGGTGACGGCGGTTCAGCAACTTGAAGCGGTGGCGCCGACTATCAAGCTGGTGGGCAACCTTGAAGTGATCGGAGACATCACCAGCACCGGCACTGTCACGAACAATGGCAACGACATCGGTAGCACCCATAAACACAGTGGGATTACTGCCGGCAGTGGAAACTCAGGAGTGCCGATCTGATGACCGATGCCGCAATGGTAATGACTGAAAACGGCGGGGAACTGGTTTTGTCGGGTCTCGATCTGGCGCGTGATGACGGCCTGGAGACGGCGGTAATTATCAGCCTCTTCACCGATCGCCGGGCCAGCGCTGAACAGATCCCCATGGAGCTACCGCAGGATGATCTGCGTGGCTACTGGGGGGATATCAGCAATACGACGACTTCGGACCAGACCGGATCGCTACTCTGGTTGCTGGCGCGTGAAAAGCAACTTCCACAGGTCCTTGGCCGTGCTCAGCAGTATTGCCGAGAGGCGTTAGCCTGGATGGTTGAGGACCTGGTCGCGACTCGCGTTGAGGTGGCAGCGGAGTTCGTCGCCCAAGGCTGGATGCTGATTCTCGTCGATATTTTCCGGCCAACCGGTTCTCCGGTTCGCTATCGCTTCAACTATGAATGGGCGGCTCAAGCCGCGAAGAGGTCCGCCTGATGCCATTTGCTCGACCAACATTAACCGAGCTGATCGACCGCGTCATTACAGACATTAGCAGTCGGGTAACGGGCGTCGACGGCGCGGTGCTGCGGCGATCACTGCTCGGAATCATCGGCCAGTCCGAGGCCGGCGCGGTCCATCTGCTGTATGGCTTTCTGGATTGGATCGCCAAGCAGTCGATCATCGACACGGCCGAAAAAGAGTATCTCGAGCGCTGGGCCGCAATCTGGAAGATCACGCGAAAAACCGCCGGTTTTGCCAGCGGCCAGGCTGCATTCAACGGTGCCCCCGGTTCAACCATTGTCGATGGCACTATTGTGCAACGGCAAGATGGTGTTCAGTACAAGGTACTCGGCGATGCGGTGTTCGGTGGCAGTCCGTTGTCTGTACCCGTGCTGGCCTTGGAGGCGGGGGAGGCCGGGAATTTTGAAATAGGACTGCCGATCTTCCTTTTGTCCCCGATTGCTGGCGTCCAGTCGACAGGGACGACGGCGACCGCGATCGAGGGCGGCGTTGACACGGAGTCAGATCAACGGCTGTTGGCCAGGCTGCTAGCGCGTATTCAGCAACCACCACACGGCGGCGCGGATTTTGACTACCAGATGTGGGCCTTAGAGGTCGCCGGTGTCACCCGGGTTTGGGTCTATCCGCGCCAGATGGGCGCGGGTACCGTGACGGTCCTGTTTGTCTGTGACGACTTACCAGACATCATTCCAGCACCGGCCAAAGTGGCGGAGGTCCAGGCCTACATCAATGCCCGGCGCCCGGTCACCGCCGAAGTGTTTGTGGTCGCTCCCATAGCCGATCCGCTCAACATGACCATTAAGCTGCAGCCGAATACCGCTTCGGTCCGTGCGGCCGTCACCGCGGAGCTTGCAGATCTGTTTGCGCGGGATTCGAAACCGGGCGAGCCGACCCTGATCAGCCGGTTGCGGGAATCGGTATCCCTAGCAGCGGGCGAAGCGGATAACTCGATCGTCACGCCGACAGCCGACGTGCCTCATGCAACCGGGCACATGGCCACGTTGGGAACACTCACCTTTTCCAGCTTCTAGGGGGCTCAATGCCTACAGCTGCCGAATACAGAGAGCAGCTGAAGCAGCTGCTCCCTCCTGGTCAAGCCTTCCCGCGCGACCCAGGCACCACACTCCACGATCTGCTCGACGGCATGTCGGTAGAGCTTGCTCGAGTCG